CGTCAAATCTCACAAAAATAAAAAAAAAAACATACCTTACCCCTAAAAGGTCTATAGCACCTAAACCTTAGTATTACTTTTTGAGCCATTTTCACCCCTTTTGACCCTCGGTCCGCGGTCCTTGGTAAGTGTCTCTTCCTCCACTGTACATCCACCCAGTACAATAATGTGCCACACTAAAACCCCAAAACCAAGGGAAAACCCCTAAGAAATAAGCCACTTTAAGTAATTGACATAACTTGCGTATGCTTTGATAATAACCCTGTCAGCATTGATAAAACGCTGACAAACTTCATTAACAAAGAAAGGATAGTGATATGGGTAAATTACCGGAGACACCGGATAAAGAGATCGAAAAGATCATGGACGATGCGCAGACTTTGCTTAACTTCTGCTCCAATACTTTTGTCAAGCCTGCTGACGCGTGGTTCGCGTGCCTTGTCTCTTCAGCCATTTTGACTGCTGAGTTGGAGGTGCCGTTGGAGAAGTTTTTGGAAGGCTTTGAGCACGCGTACAGTGATGCGATGAAGACCAAGAAAGAGATGGGAGCTTCTTATGATCACTAATGCCAATGAATTCATCTCTGCCAACCACGTAGATGGGCGTTTGACGCCTTTTAACACTGGGAAGGTACAGATAGGGTTGTTGTATCAGCCGCCGCCTCCTGAGATGACGTCTTCTGAGGAGCTTGTTCAGGCAGCTTTGATGGGATGGTCCTCGATCCATCGTCCTGTGCCCTTGTGGCCTGTGACGATATGTTCTTTGATTGTGGGTTTTCTAATAATTTTGACTGTGGGGTAACAGATGAGCAATCAGTATGAGTTTTTGTATGAGTGTGATGAGTTGGGTTTGAGGCTCAGATGTTTGTTTGAGTATGAGCCCGAAGAGATTGGCTCAATTGAGCCGATATCTGGGATGAAGTTGGAGCCGGACTACCCTGAGGTGTGGACTCTTGTTTCGGTGTTCTTGCCTAACAGCAATTTGGACTTGAGCGGGGTTTTGCATCCGGATGTGATTTCTCAGATTGAACGGGATGCTGCAACTTATTTTGAAGAAACGAGGAACGTAATATGACTGAACAAAGAGAACTAGAAATCCTGCGGCCATATGTTGCCGCTTGTGGGGAATTGGTTAGCAGTAACTTTAAATTGGAAGAGCATTTAAAGAAAATAGACCGGCTGCTGCTTGAAGTGCTGATGGGTGATGTTGATCCCATGCAGGCCATGATCAATCGTCAGAAGATAAAGGACGAGTTTGAGGAGAAGGCATGACCACATACAAAGAACTGGGTGAGTTGATGCGCAATCTGCCAACCGATGAAACGTGGCTGCCGCTGTTTTTGGGGCGGCTTAAAGAGAAGGATCCTGAAATTTACCGACGCATGATGGAACTGGCAAACGACAAGCTTAAGGAGAAAACATGATTATCAAACGTGCTATTGCTGTAGAGAGCCTTACAAAAGTATGTGAGGAAAGTTTAAGTCTCATTAAGCAATTGATTGAAGCGGACAACGAGGTGTATGCCAAAGGATACGAGGATGGCATGGCGGCTCAGGCTGAAGTGCAAAAGACTTTAAAGCCATCGGGTGACCGCAACGAAGTGATCGAGGAAGTGGCCAAGGAAATTGAGAGGATGACGGCTTTCAATCCTGACACAAGAGACAGGCTTGCTGTTTATATAAGGAATATGAAATCGTGAGCTTCACTAGTCATCACTTGCAGCTTGGTAGCACGCAACATGTGCATAAATATCAACTCTGTAATAAGTGTGAAGAGAAACGCCCGCCGGAAGGTGGAATACAAATGAGTGCAGCAAAGTGGATTTGCGCTTGCTGTTGGACCAAACGAGTAACGACAAGGAATTTATTAGAGCATGCCAAGACCAAAACCCCCCGAGCCACTGATCGGAAGACAAGTGAGGATGTCTGACAGACAGTGGATGATCCTCAACCAATTGGGCGGCGCGGAGTGGCTGCGCGCCCTGTTAGATAAGAAGGCACCCATGCCTAAGAAATATTATGAAGTTTTTAACAACCAAGAAAGTCCAAAATGAAAGCAACTAAACGTAAGCACCCGTCAAGAAACCAACGCGCAAAGGTGTTCATGGAGTGCAATCCTGCTGCCTCAGTCAATGAGATAGCGTTCCGATTCAGCATGCCTAAGCAATCTGTTTATGCGCTGCGCAATCAGTTAAGAAAACAAGGATGGCAGCCGTCTTCAAGGGAAGACCAATTGGCAACCCTTGCTCCTGCACTGCCAATTGAAATGTACGACGATCCGTGGCAGCCGCCTGAGATGCCGCCAATGCCTGAGGTGGATGCAACCCTTGACGCTCGGGCCGTGGACTACGGCAAGTTCATCGAGGGCGCTGAAGTCATGCAGATGTTGAAACGTGTTGTACAGAATGCCTTGAGCAATCGTGACAAGACGTTGGCACATGATCAGGCTGAGGCCATGGACATGATCATCCACAAGATTGGCCGCATCATCAACGGCAATCCTGATGTGGTTGACCATTGGCTAGATATTGCCGGCTACGCGCAGTTGGTAGCGGACCGCCTTAACGGCCGGATCCGCTGATTACTTTGCTTCTCCCCAGCTTGGTCCGACTTCTACGTCGCACCGACTGGGGATTTGCATGTTGACGCACGTTGCCATAATTTCTGCTGCACGCTGCGCTTCTTCCCTTGTCTTAACGCTCAATGCCAGTTCATCGTGAACCTGCAGCATGGGCATGATCCCCTCCCGAGCAAGAGCCACCATTGCTGCCTTTGTCTGGTCGGCAGCAGACCCTTGGATGAGGCGGTTCAATCCCTTGTAGGTGCCTGCGCGCTTGATCCGTTGGCCGTATTCCATGACGGCTTGCTCACGAGGCAACGCTTTATTGACACCCCACTCCATCGGCTCCCAAAGTGGGAACCGGCACTTGCGTCCAAGAAGGGTGCGGATGGATCCGTTGGACGCGGGATGCTCGATCCGTTTCATGACGGCGTTCACCGTGCCTTTGAGGAACGGAACATTCTGGTGGAACTTATCAATAAGTTCCGACGCTTCGTCAAGATTTAAATCAAGCTGCGCGGACAGTTTGTTCTTGCCCATGCCGTACATCAGGCCAAGTCCAATGGTTTTGGCAGCTTTTCTGTTGATGCCGGCCATGTCGGCAACCATCTGGTGAAAGTCGGTGTTGGGGTCGTTCTGGTAGGCGTCCACCATCTTGTCGGCTCCGGGTAAATCGAGGAGGGAGGCGTAGTGGACCAAGAGGCGTGGCTCCTGTGAGGAGAAGTCATTGGATGCCCACATTTCGCCCTCTTCGGGAAGGAACAGGCTGCGCACCATGGGGCCGATGATCTCGTGGCGGGCAGGGACCTGCTGCAAATTTGGATTGGCCATGGACAGACGTCCTGTAACGGTGCCGCCATCGTCTGAGCGCATCTGGTTGACGTGCGGGTGGATACGTCCTGTCTTAGCACTGAAGTTAAGGTACGGCTGCAGGAAGGTGCTATGGGTTTTGTTAGTCTCGCGCGCCTCCACAATCATCTTGGCTATTGGATGCTCACAACCATCCAAGAAACCTTTCGTGAAGCTTGGTTGGCCGTTCTCGGTCTTTGCGTAGGGCAGGTGAAACTTGTCAAAGGCTAGGGCGATGCTTTGTGCGGCCCAGATATCGACGTTGGATCCGATAAGTGACTTAAGGTCCTTGTGGATTTGTTTCTCACGAGCAATTAATTGGTCGATTAGCTGCTCACATTTGGGGCGGTCAAACCGGATGCCGCGGCTTGTCATGTTGTGCAGGACAGGGAAGGCTTCTGTTTCGAGGTTGAAGATGGATTCAACTTCATCCTGACGCATGCGGATCTTGAATGCTTGCCACAGTTTCAGTGTGAGCGCTGCATCCTGTTCAGCGTACTCTCCCACATACATGGCGGGTAGTTTCCAAAGTTCTTTCTTTGGATGAACTCCGAAGTCCGCAGCGGCTTGTTTGAGCCCCTGCTCTGACTTGACTTCTTGTAGGTAGTCAAATCCCAAGGAGCTGAGAGCATAGCTGAAGCGGTTTTCGTCAAGAATTGGGGCAGCGAGCATGGTATCAACGATCCGTCCGTTGACCTTAAAACCACTTGCTTGTAGCCACCCCAAGTCATAGGCGGCGTTATGCATAACCTTATCGGAAGGGTAAGCCAATACGTCCGTGAGCC